CGAAGCCCAAAACACAGAATTTGATAAGCAGTTTAACATGCGTCGGGAATTTACGAAGCAACTAGCCGATGCCGAAATTGAGGCCATTAGAATCCAGATGGAGGCGAGAACAAAAGCCCTGGAAAATGAAATCAATGATCGCAAACGAAAAGAAAACCCCAACGCAGAGGAACCACTAGGCCCACCAGAATCAGCCAAGAACAAAAAACGCCGGGAAGAAGAGGCAAAAAAGAAAGCCGAGGAAGCCAAGAAAAATGTACTGCTGACGATGCAGGATATTGCTGGTGCGGTCAAAGGCGGTATGTCCCAAATGTTGATCGGTGTTCTACGTGGAACGCAGAGTATCAGCAAAGTTTTCAAAGATATGGGTAAAAATATTCTGGCCACCATTGTGAACCTGATGGCTCAACGCGCCATTACAAAATTTGTTGATATGCTTTTCCCCAAACCGGACAAGCAAGGCCAAGGTGGTGGTGGCGGTTTCCTTAGTGGGTTGCTCGGTGGTGGCGGTGGTGGTGGTGGCGGTTTCTTTAGTGGGTTGCTCGGTGGTGGCGGTGGTGGTGGTGGCGGTTTCTTTAGTGGGTTGTTTGCAAACCAGGGTGGGCCTGTTCCCCGGCTATCCTTTGCACCGGGGGGGATGGTGCCAGGCTTCGGGAATACAGACACCGTAGATGCTTCGTTGACGCCAGGTGAGGGGGTCCTCTCACGCCGGGGCATGGATGCCCTCGGGAAATTAAATGATGGCCTGGGCTTCGGTGGGGGTGGGAAACAAATCGTCAATTTTACGGTGATCAATAACAGTGGGGACGATGCCACCGTTGAGGACAGCGAAAACGGCGGGGTGCGCGATATTCGGATTTTGATCGGCCAGGAAGTGTCGGGGGATATAGCGCGGAACGGGCCGATTTCACGCAGCATTCAGGGGACGTTCGGCGTATCACGCGGGGGCCAACGTAGGGGATAACTTATGGCAACATGGCCGGGTGGTTTACCAGCAATGACATTAGTGGAAGGGTGGACGGAAATCCCGAACGCTGAAAATTTACGGGGTACGGTATCAGCCGGACCAAACAAGCTACGTGTCCACCCTGACCCCGAACCCAATAAAGTCACGTTTCGGCAAACCCTCACGGCCACCCAAGTGGGAACCCTCGATACTTTTTACCTCACCACCCTAGTAAAAGGGACCACCGTATTCACGGAAGACCACCCGCGCACCGCCGTGGCAACCACCTGGCGATTTTTCAGGCGTCCCTCGGTTTCCCATTTGAATGGGAACCTGTACACGGCGTCCTATGAATTGGAGATTATGCCTTGAGCCGAACACTCAGTACCGCAGCCGGGCAAAGTATACGGGCCAGGGAAACGTCAGAGGAATGGGTGATTTTGTTGACCTTGAACCATACCGATCTTATGGACCCCATTAGGCTGGCCCGGCGGTCCATCGACCTGACCAGCAACGGGGACGTGTACACGGCTTTTCCCTTTCAAGTGCATCTACCACAACAGCGCGAAGGAGAACCGCCCTCGGTTCAGCTACAAATTGACATTGTAGACAATACCATCATGGCTGCGGTGCGCTCTATTTCCTCGGCCCCCACCGTTCAAATTCAAGTGGTGATGGTATCCAGCCCCAACACGGTGGAATTTGATTCGGGCAACATGACGTTGAACAACTTAAGCGCGAATGAATTTAGTTTGTCGGGGGCCTTGAGTTACGAAGAAACGCTGGACGAGGCGTACCCAGGTGAGTATATTACCCCGGCCAATTTTCCTGGTGGTTTTTGATACCGGAATGGGTACGTGCCTATGTGGGCCTTCCCTTTTTGAACAAGGGCCGAACGAAGGCCGGGCTAGATTGTTGGGGACTCACCAGGCTGGTGTTGTGGCAGGAACGCGGTATCGCAATGCCTTCGTATGTGGCCGAGTACGCCGGGGTGGAAGCCCGAAAAGATATAGGGAAATTGATATGCAGAGAAATCAAACGGTGGACCGAGTTAGAACAGGCGTGGCGTCCAGTGCCAGATATTCAAGAATGGGACATTGTATTTTTTCAATCGGGGAACTCGCTTTGGCATTCCACCATTGCCGTGAATGCCAGTCAAATGCTGCATTGTATCGAAGGGGTCAACGCGAATGTTGATGACATCAGAGGTATCCGATGGAGAACGAGGTTTGCTGGTGCCTTCCGCCACAAAGACGCCTGACGCCGTGGCACTCATAGCGCAGCCGCACCCATTCAAACATCACGATCCTGTCCAATACGTGCCACCGGGCGGGTCACTCGTTGACATTCTCAAAACGCAAAGCCCAATCCCCGCAGCCTTGGGGGAACTCCTCATTTTAGTCAACGATCAGGCCATACCTCGGGCCTTGTGGTCGGTGACGATCCCCGAGCCGGGGGACGTGGTACACATTCGCGTGATTCCTCGCGGTGGTGGTGGGAAGATAATCAAAACGCTGGCAACGGTGGCTATCATTGGGCTGTCTGTTGCCTTCCCACCCTTTGCCCCACTAATTGCTATAGGGGGGAAATTTTTACTCAATGCGTTATTCCCCCCACCAAGCCCGAACCGTGGACAAAGTGCGAGTGGAAAAGAAACCCTGGTATACAGCATCACCGGGGTGGGCAATACGCCAGACCCCTATGGGGTGATCCCTAAAGTGTTTGGCAAGGTCAAAATGTTCCCGAAATTCCCAGGCAAGGGGCCGACCCAATACACGGAAATTGCGGGGGACGATCAGTACCTTCGAGTTCTGCTTCTAATTGGATACGGACCAGTAACAGTAACCGAATTAAAAATAGGCAATACGCCGATTGATAATTACACCGACGTGTCCTATGAGATACGCGAAGGGAAAAGTGGTGATGCAGCTTTAACCTTATTTACCAAGGATGTAGATGAGCAATCTTTTCAGAGTGCCTTGACCTCTGCCGGGGGATTGGTACAGCGCACCACCGGGCTGGCCGTGTCCGAAATCAGCATTGATATTGCCTTCGATAAAGGGTTGGTGAAGTTTGACAATCAGGGGGTGAAACAAACACAGGCCGTTACTGTAACCGTGGAATATAAACTGGTGACGGATGGTGGGTGGACTTCTGCCGGGACCATTGCAGCCAGCGCAGCCACCAGCAAACTGCACAGAAAAACTTTGAAGTGGTCGGTCACAAGTGGCCAGTATGACGTTCGGCTACTACGGACCACGGCAGACACCAACGATAGTCAAATTTTTGACACGGTATTTTGGACCGCCTTGAGAGGGTTTACCCTCGGTGATCCGATCAATCGGGCTGGCTTGGCAGTAATCGCAATTCGGATCAAGGCCACCGATCAACTTAGTGGTCGTTTGGATACGGTAAATTGTTTAGTCGAATCCGAACTAGCGAAACATAACGGGTCAAGCTGGCAAACGCCAGTTGCCACACGGAACCCGGCTTGGGCAATGGTGGACATTCTCACGGGGGCCGGGAATCAACGGGCCTTAGCACAATCACGTCTTGATGAAGTGGCTTTCAAAGCCTTTGCCGATAGGTGCGATACGGAAGGAAGAGAATTTAACCATGTGTTTGATAGTGGCACCACGGTGGGGCAAGCCTTGGCCCTGGCAGCAGGGGCAGGACGGGCTACGCCAGATATTAAAGACGGGAAACACACAGTTGTGGAAGACCTGGCCCAATCGGTTCCCGTTCAACATTTCACCGATCACAATTCATGGGGCTATACCTGGGACAAGGTTTTTGTGGATCGGCCCCATGCCTTTAAAATTCAATTCCTGAATGAATTGGAAAACTACCAGCAGGACGAAGAAATTGTCTATGATGATGGCTACGATGCCCAAAACGCCAACGAGTTTAATACCATAGAATACATCGGCATTACCCACCCCGATCAAGTCTGGAAACGGGGCCGCTATGATATAGCCGTGGTAAGGCTTCGACCAGACAGCCATTCCTTCAACACAGACTTTGAGCATCTACAAGCCACACGCGGGGACATGGTATGCCATGCCCGTTCGGTCATTTTGGTAGGGGGTGGCTCGGGCCGTATCAAGGCCATTGGCACAAGTGGAAGTGATGTGACCACCATAACTCTGGACAGAATTGTGGTGATGGAATTGGGCCGGGTGTATTCTGTTCGGATACGCACCACGGCAGAGAATGACAGCCTTCTGGAAGCGGTAGACACCGACGAAGGCGAACAAACTTTGCTGACCTTTTCCACGCCTGTTCCCGATTCGGGGACACAGCCAGCCGTGGGGGACCTTGTACAGTTTGGTGAAACCGGGCTGGAATCCGTGGAAGGCCTAATCAAAGCCATTGAACCCTTTCAAAGTGGTGGGGGCCTGAATGCTAGAATCACTTTGGTGGATGCTGCGCCAGCCGTGTTGGACGCTGACACGGGGGCCATTCCGCAATTTATGAGCAAGATTACCTTGTTGCCCGTGGTCCTTCGGGAAGAACCCCCGGTTCCCATTATCGTGTCGGTGCGAAGTGATGAAAGTGTGCTGGAACGATCAGTAGACGGGTCTTTGGTGCCTCGCATTATGGTGGGCCTCACGGTGTTGTCTGGCATAGAAATAAAAGACCTCCTATTTTTCGGCCAGATCAAAGAGACAGGCTCAAACGATAGGTGGACCGACCTGAAACCCACGCCAGCCACACAAGGCGATTATGAAATTTTCCCCGTGACCCAAGGGGACTCCTACGATTTGCGTTTTAAGCTCGGGAATTTGGCGGGGCAAACTTCCGCCTGGACCACGCCCATCACGGAAGTGGTCACAGGAAAAGGCAATCCCCCGCCCAACGTCACAACCTTTATGGTGGATCGTCAGAGTGATGGAACACGGGAATTCATGTGGACCACAGACGATCCGCCTTTGGACCTTGACGGGGTGAAGCTCCGTTTCAAATTGGGGACGGGTGGCACCTGGGAGACTATGGCAGATTTACACGAAGGACTTTTAAAGGCGTCACCGTTTGAAACTAATTTGCTGGCTGCGGGGACTTACACCCTAGCTGCCAAAAATTTCGATACTTCGGGCAACGAATCAGCAAACGCCTTGATTATTGAAAGCACCATCGGAGATCCACGGTTAGGCGGGGCCATTGCTCAAGCCAACGCACACGGGCAAGGGTTCCCCGGCACCAAGACAGATTGCTTTGTAGATGAAATGGGGGACCTCATACCTACCGGGGCAAAAACCTGGGCAGACTTCACCACCGATGCAGTCACCTGGGCCGCTTGGAATAGTTGGAACCGCGTACCGAATAACCCAATCGTCTATGAACATCCAGCCTTTGACCTGGGCCTCATTATTAAAATCAAATTGCTGGTGAGCGTGACGGGGACCGGAACCCATACCATCACCGAAGCTCATTCTGATACGGACTCGGGGTACACGTCCTTTGCGGCAATCACCGGGGAAATCACGGCCCGATGGTTCAAAATTAAAGTCAGCACCGCCCACGCCAACGGCAAAATTGAAAACGTCTTTATTATTTGGGACGCCTCGGCCTTGGTGGAAGAAATCAATGATGTGGCTATGTCAAGCATGTCGGGGACAACAGGCAGTCGGCGGTTACCGATTGCCAAAGACTTTGCGGTCATTACTCAAGTGACCCTAGCCCTCCAAAGTGTGATTGCTGGTTATAGTTGGTCGTTAGAAGACCATGACGAAACCCTTGGGCCAGAATTTAAAGTATGGGATGAAACGGATACGCCAGTTGACATAAATGTTGACGCGGTTGTGAGGGGGATAGCGACCTAAGAAGGGAAATATATTATGGGTGTATGGCCGACAGATGACATAACAAAAGTGAACCTCGATGAAACCGGGGACGATCCAGCGCAAGCTCGGGCAGAATTGGTCGTCCTCATTGACCGGGTAAAAGAAATCATCGGGGCCTTGAATGCTAATTCAGGGGTGTGTGGTTTAGATTCAAGCGGTGATGTGGAGATGGCGCAACTTAGTAAAGCGGTCTTGCTGGCCGGGGACACCATGGCCGGGCTTTTAGTTTTATCGGGTGCGCCAGTTACGGGCCTCGGCGCAGCTACCAAAACCTATGTCGATGACGCGGTGTCGGGTTCTTCACCATTTGGAGCCGGAACCAATATGTTGTTTAGGCAGACCGTACCCCCAACCGGGTGGACGAAGGACAGCAGTTTTAATAACCACGCCTTGCGTGTCACAACGGGAACGGTGACAAGCCTTGGTGGTGATGATATGTCAACGGTGTTCGGAACCTCAAAGAGTACCAGTAGTCACACATTGACTACCACGGAAACCCCGGCGCATACGCATGGTTCGGGCGGGGCGCATACGCATGTGCTAGCCCCTATGACAACGAACTTTATAGGAGCGAGCCCCCCGCTCGTAAACACGGCTGCAAGTAGCCCTGGTTCAACGTATTCTACCAATTCCGCAGGTACCCATACCCATACCAGTGTCGGGGGCGACGGGGGCCATTCGCACAACCTCACAAACCTGAACTTGAAAATTGTCGATATAATCATTGCTTCAAAAGACGCTTAACAATGGAACAACCAATCGGGGAAATTTGCCCAATCGTGAAAGAGCCATGCTGGACGAATAAGCATGGACCGGATAACAAAGGGTGTATGTTCTGGCGTCCGATGATGATTACAAAAATATCGGAGCCTGAAATTACCACGGAACAATGGGACTGTCTGTTTATCTGGCAACTTGTTGCCCAAAAAGATACGGCACAGCGAAC